GCATTTCCATGACTCGGGATTGAGGTATTCTCCGGTTGTCAGCCCGATGAAGCGAGACAGGCAGACGCGTTCGAAGTTGGCGTTAAAGGCCCATTTTGTCACGCTTTCATCAGAGAGGGCGCTGACTATCTCGCTGGGGATACTTTCTCCGCAGGCGAGATCGACGACCTGAACCGGCCCGCCGTCTGCGCTGTATCCGAACAGAAGAATCTCAAAATCCGGGGCTTCGACATATTTATAGACGCCGCACTTGGTCAGCGGCGCGCTGCTGAAGGTTTCAATATCAATCGAGAGCGTTTTCATGATTCGCCATCCTTTATAAAGAAGGAGGCCGCAAAGAAGATCTCTGCCGCCTCCCGGATATAGTTACTTGCTGAATTCCTTCATGCGCAGGGCGTGGTACTCCTTATCGCGGGTAGCCTGTTCCTTTTCACGCTTTTCACGCTTCCGATCATACATGGCGCTTTGAATCGCGGTGATCAGGAATACAATGCTGAAGCAGAGCCAGATGACAAGCAGGATGGTTAACAAGATGGTCTGTAATGTTGCCATAGTTTTTCACTGTTCCTTTCTTAGTTCAGAAAATCATTATCATCGTCGGACGCAAAGTCATTTTCCGCGCTCGCTCTGCCGCCGAGGGGTTCGCCCGCACGGATAAGCTGAAGGTTGTTCAGACCGCAGGCGATTCCCTTATTGCCGTTGCTGTTGAAAGCGTACAGGGAAATGCTGGCGCGGCCGTATACGCCGGAATACACCTCCGAACGGGTCAGAACGGGATTTCGGTCGGCATCCACGATGCCGGGAGCGGTCGTGGCGTTGGCGTTGACAAAGTATGCATTGGCGTAAGCGGGATCATCGGGTCTCTCGACATCCCCGTCGCGGAGCGGAATCTTGATGGTTGCCAGCGGCGGGACGGATTTCCCGCTGCCCTTGAGTTTGGATTCGCCCTCGTGGTAGGCGGCTTCGATTGCCGCCTTGATCTTGGCGACGGTTCTGGTATCGGACTTCGGAATAATCAGGCTGACCGAATACTTGGGCGTACCGCCGTTAATTGACTTTGGCTCCCAGACGTTTGCGTAGCTCCAGCGGGTGTCGGGGCCGGTGATCACCTTCATCGGGTTATTTACTTTGTTTGCGCTGTTATTCATAATCGTTTTCCTCCATAAAATCACTTTTGGCTGTATTCATTACCGGGCGCTTGTCGCTCTCAGGTACGAGTGTGGGTTTGCCCTGTGGTTTTTCGATAAACGCCGCGAGGAGTTCGTCAAAGCAGGATTTGCCGAGCAGCTTCTGCATGGCGGTTACGCCGAGAACTTTGTGCTCATAGGGGTCAAAGCCCGCGCCCTCGACGGCATCGATAACCGCCGGTTCATTTGTGTACTTGCGATTGGATCGGCCTTCGACCAGCTTCCAGCCGGACCATTTCTTGCCGCTGATCGCCTGCTGCAGGGCATATTCCTTGATGTCGCCTGCCCAGGCAACAAGATTGTCCACCTTGGCGAGAATGTCCTCGATATCCTCGTCCGTGAGGAGCGGCGGCAGCTTGAATTCATATCTGGCCAGTTCAAGATTTGCTTCGGCGCGGGCACGACAGTCGTGCTTCGCTTTACAGAAACCACACCATTCGCCGCACAGAAAGTTACCGTCACCCGCAAAAGCCAGGTCGGCGGTGGGCTTCAGAACCTCGTCGGCCCACTTGAGCAGGTCGTCTTTGGAGATGATATAAACGCTGACGTTATCCCGGCGCGGCTGGTAGATGATCATGCGAACGGTGTCAATGTCGTAGATGCCATCGAAAAGTTCCAGAGCACCCAGCGCGTAGCACATCATTTGTGGATTTTCATGGGCGTCGACCATGATTCCGCGCCCATGCTTGTAATCGCAGACCGTCATAGTGCCGTCGGCAATAATGATGGTGTCGGAAGTACCGAAGCCGGACTCTACCCAGCGGGAAAAATCTACCCGCTGTTCGACCAGCACGACGGGGTCGGCACAGGTCTTTTTTGCGAGTTCCACCTGTTCAAGGACATAGGCGGCGTAGCCGGCAGCACAGTCGTCCATTTCCTCCGTGAACCAAGCAAGGTTCTCCGTGGGGTCGGCCGCATCCATACCGAGGGCGCGGCGGAGCTTGTATTCACAAAGTGCGTGGGCGTCGGTGCCCTCGGCTGCGAAACCACTGCCTTTGTCTTCGTAGCTCTCACAAAGCCGCGCGCTGGGCGGGCATCGGAGCCAGCGCTCCGACGAGGAGGCGGAGAGAAGAGCGTGACCTTTAGGTGGCATCGGTCAGTCCCTCCACATCGGCAAGCAGCTCCCTATACCGGGTGGGGGTCGTATTTCAGACAGCTTGCTGGCACCGTACGTTTGGAGCAGAGAGCGAATCTGAGCGGTAAAGCCCTTGCGGGACTTGTCAGCCAAAATTGCTCTGACCGCTTCCAGGGTGGGAGCCGGTTCTTCTTTCGGGGCTGGCGCGTCGGCGCTGAACGCCCCGGACAGCCAGTCAGCCGCGTCGCTGATGGCAGCGGCACATTTCCGCAGTTCTTCGATGGTCATCGCAATGTCGCTCATTTTGCTCATCCGCTTTTCCTCCTTCTCTGAATTGACTCTGTTCGGCAAGGAGAGTGAGTTTTCTCGCCAGCCGCTTTGACACGACGGAGATGGCGGTAAGAATACCGATCAGTTCTTCGTCGGTGCCGTTTCTTTGAACGCGTTCGTTCATGCGGTTTACCTCCGTTCCAAGGACTTGTCGTTTTCCTGTCCTCACTACCCACTGGAAAAGCGGAAGGTGTCTGGTCGAAAAAGAGAGAAAACTTTTTGCATAAAGGAACGAGGCTGTTTTGCAGCAGCCTCGTTCCTATTGGGAAAAATATCAGGATGGGTTTTGATGATGTTTGCGAAGTGAGGCGAGGAGCTTGTCCCTGCGATAAGTAAACGTGTTGCGCGCCATGTTAAGGGCCGCGGCGCACTCCCGCTCCGTTTTGCCGGACATAATTAGTTCGCAGATGCGTCTGCCGTCCGGGTCGCGCTCGGCAAGCTCGTCCAGAAGCTGCTCAAGGAAAATACTGTCGAGGACGATATCCGCGAAAGCCGCATCCGGGTCGCTGAGGGTGTCTCCCAGGCACATTTCATCGCCGTTGGCGTTCTCCATCGGTGCATCAAGCGACAGCGTGTTGCCCGTGGTGCGGTAGCTGCATACGGTGCAGTCACCGTCACAGCGCCAGAGTTTGGTTTTCGGGCAGACACACTGACCGTTTTTGCGCGCGGATTTCTGAATGCGCCAGATCGGGCGATAGTATTCGAGGTAGACCTCCTCGGTCACGGGAACCCACTCGTTGGTGTTGGGAAGGTAGATTTTGCGTTCTTTGGCTTGTCCTTGATTGGCTTGAGTTGACATGATAATTCCTCCGTTTGTCGTTGTCTCGAAACGGAGGAATCTGTAGAGCTGACCGGAAAAAGGCAATGGAATGCCGTCCGCAGTCCTAACGGATGTCTTCCGTTTCGGATTGCAGCTTTCTGTTCAGGAGTCAGCTGTTTGTTATTCGGTTGTTCGCCACGCTGCACTGAACCATCCGTGATCAGAGGATGTACAACAGGCGATTTTAGATAATAAGGCGCTTATCTAGCCTCGAATAGTGAGTTTATAACTTTTTATAAACATCTCAGTCGGAACAGGTAGATTTTTACACGAAGATGCGATATAATATAAAAGTCAATATTCCTCATTGGAAGCTTGGATGCGCAACGCCCTGCCATCTGTAATAAGAATAGCAGGGCGCAAAGGGACTTGATATTTGCCTCGCAAGGGACTAATGGGACTAATCATGGGACTTACTTGGAGGTGGTCAAAATCAACTTCTCGCAATATTGCAAAAATGTATATCCTTACTGTCAGCACATTTCCAGTCAAGGTTTATTTGTGAGCAAGTTGTTTGTTGCTGGTGGGAGTTCATCTTTCTCGGCATCGGTCACCGCTGATAAGGAATATCAAAAGAAACTGTATAATGGATCGAAGCCATTAACACAAAAACTCAAGGGCTCATTCCCAGCGGTTATTCAATTGGACTCATTGATTGCTCTGTTTGAAAAGTATCTAAACGATGATAAAGTTTGCCAAGTGATGACAGCCTTTGCGATTCCTATCTCACACACACCTGTAAAAGGCACTTTTTCTAAGGCTCTTGCTCTTCAGTTCTGCCAGTTTATAAAAAACGAGGACGACGATGTTGACGATATCGTGGCAATGGAATATCAACGTCTCATCACTGAGCCTGTCGATGAAAAGCCTCAATCTTTAGCCCCCTTGTATCCGGGCGATAGTGCCTATGTGATTGAATTTCATCCGGCGCGTGTTTATTCAAAGAAGTGCTATGAACAATTTGACCACACTTGGTTCATCCGTAATACTGGAACCCAGACATGGCATAGCCGCAAACTTGTTTTTATTAATTATGCGGATGTAAGACCAAGAGTGGGTACAAGGAGTATCGACATCCCTGATACGGCTCCGGGCAGAGATATAAAAATAACCACGAGCTTTGACACTCGTGGTTTTGAAGGACACTATGAATGTATTTGGGAGATGCAGGATAGTGAAGGTAACGATTGCTTTCCAAATAATCAAAGGCTATTCAATGTTACTATAGATACCGTGTTTGAGGTCATATAAATGGAGGTTAATAGTGTGAGCGACAACAACATTGAAAAATGGTCTACTTTGAAAGAAGTGCAAGAATATCTCGGCGTAGGCCGCGAGACCATTCTGCAATGGATTGCCAAGAGAAATATGCCAGCATATAAGGTTGGGCGACTGTGGAAATTCAAGGTCTCTGAAGTTGACGAATGGGTTCGCTCTGGCGGTGCGGACGATCGTAACGTGTCCAAAGACGAACCAAAATCTGAAGGCTAACAGCCTTAACGGAGGTAATGAAAGTGGCAGTATTGACAAAAACGCTTAAAGAAGCCGGTTTTGACGGTATCTTCACAGAAGTAGAGCACACAGAATCTCTGGGGCTTAAAAATCCCCATCAGCTTCGTATGTTTCATTTGGATGTGGCAAACAATGCGTTTTCGTTCGATGCCATGCATGACTTCCTAATCAACAACATCGGCCGGTACGTCTTCTCACGGGCAAAAATGGAGCAGTTCCGTATTGATGACAATTTGGAAGCTGTAGGAGCAAAGGCAATAGGTCTTCTCCGCAAGGCTTCCAAAATGGATGAGTCATGGATTGGCGAGGAACTGGGTGACATGCTGCTTTACGCTTTCTTGGAGCAAATCCTCGGAGCGCCAAAGCTGTTTAGTAAAATTGAATTACTGAACTACGGAAATACTGCTCTGAGCAGCGGTGGAGTTCATCTGCTACCTCTTGGCGAAGATGGCACTGCTCCCGCTTACCAGATGGTTTTTGGGAAATCTCAAATAATAGGCGACTTGCGGGATGCAATCGATAATGCTTTCACATCCATTGTTGCAATTCGGGACAATACCGTTCGGGAACTCCAGGTTGTGGAAAGTACTGTCTTTTCGCAATCCTTTGACCCGGAAATAGCCGCACAGTTGAAGAGCATCATTATTCCGAGCAAGAAAAAAGTCGATGTTGATAAGGCATTCGGCGTATTCCTCGGCTACTCACTTGGTTTGAAAGCTGAGAACTATTCAAATACAGAGTTTCGTACTGAACTGATACGAAAAATGGATACAGACATAAAAGCGCATGTCGCCTATATTGCCGAAAAAATTAAAGAGGCGAATATGGGGACGCACTCGTTCTACTTCTACATACTGCCGTTTAATGACGCTGACGGCGAGAAGAAGACCGTTATGACCGCGCTTTTAGAAGGAGGGGTGTAAGATGGCCAAGAAGACTAAAATCAATCTTGGCGACGCGGTGTTTACCGATATCGATACCAACCCCTACTTACAGGAATTGTACGCAAACATACTTTATAATTACTCCATAAGGCTGTTCGGCGAGCATTCCGAGCCGATGCCTGTTGATGTTGAGGATGCTTTGCGCTTTGCCGATGTTCTTTCAAAATCTACTGATCCGTACAAAGCTGATAAACATAAAATTATGGCGCAGGAGATTGTTTCCCTAATACAATCTCTTGAGCCACAGCACCCTGCAGTCGACTTATATATGGACACAGTACTTTCTAATACCGGTAACTATCAAGGGCTAAAAACACTCGAACCAGTCGAGGATTTAACAGAAAAGTTCGCAAATCCCAAAC